CATCGGAAGCGTCAAAATCGAGCACGATGGTCCCGGCGCGCTGCCCTTGAACCAGGCCCAGGCCCATGGTGCCCTCGCCGAACCAGGCGGCGAGTTGCGCATCGTCGGCGGGCTGCTGCTGGTAGCGCGCCCATGCCACGGCGGGGATTTTCTCGCCGCGGCGCACGGGCACGACGGACCACCCGAGCCCGGCATAGAGCCGCGCCCAATCGAGCGTGGTTTGCGGGCCGCGCTGCGGCGGCGGTAGGCTGTCAGCCATCAACGCGCTTGGCCCCTTGTGGTTAGGCGGGTTGGTGTGCCGGGGGCGGGCTATGCTTGGCGGCTGGACCGCCCCCGGCGGCTACTCAGAACGGCAGCGGGTCCGCGGCGACCTCGGGCGGCAGGGACGCCGCCGACGAGACAGGCGGGGGCGCCGACACGCGCGCCGCGCCGCCCATGGGCGCCGGGCAGGTGCGGTCACCGAAGCCGGCCGGGCGCTCGATCCACTGCACGATGCGCCACTCGGGCGCATAGTTCTTGGTCGTGCCGCGCGGCCCGCTGGTCTCGATCGTCCGGGTCTTGTGCGCCTCGCACACGGGGATCATGCCGCGCGCGGCTTCCGGCGCGGCGACGAACTCGCGGTAGAGGTCTTCCATGGTTGCCAGCACACCCTTGCCGGTGTGGGCAAAGTAGCGCGGCTCGCCATCGCCGAAGGCGCGCGACATCAGCTTGATGCGGAAGCCCGGCAGGAACGCCTTGCGGGGCTTCTCGCCGGGGTTCTTCGCCTCGGTCATCTCCTGCGGCTGCGGCGGATAGACCGTGCCGTCGCCGACGTAGGGCACCAGCACGAAAGCCGGCGGCGAAGCGAACTTGATGTAGCCGGCTTCCATCGAACCGAAGTCGAATGCGGCCTTGAGCCCGCGGTAGGGCTCGCTGGCCTTGTCCTGCCAGCCCTGATCCGTCTGCACCCGATCGACATTGGTGAAGAAGCCGGAACGGCTGTCGTATTGCACGCGGGCCAGGAACGGGCCGGAACCCGCGTCGCCGGTGGAACCGGGGATACCGAAAGGCATGGTGTCATTCCTTCATCGTGGGGCCACGGTCACCGCCGGCCCCTTCGCGGCTGGCCTTGGCTTGCGCCTCGGCGAGTTGTTGGCGTCGTGCGGTCATCAGCCGCATGGCCTCCGGCGCCCATGGCACAGACACGCCTCGCTTGGCGGCGAACTGCACGCGGCGAATGATGTCCTGTTCAAGCGCCGTGATCTCGATCGGCGACCCGGCTTGCTGGGCGGCAAGGCGCCAAACGTCGAGCTTCCAATGCTCGGGCGGCGCATCGGTCGGAATGCCAAAGCTCATCGCCACCCCCACGCCTTGATGGTCGCTATCGCCTCGTCCACGGAGCGCACGGTCTCGACCAACTGCCCGCGGCGCCGAAGCATGTCATGGAACGCCACCTGCGCTTCCGACAGCCGGCCGCCCGGCGCCTTGACCTCAAGGAACCCCATCGCGCCGCGCCCGATCAGCAGCAGGTCAGGCGCGCCCGGCGTCAGGCCCTCGGCGCGCAGCATGCGGCCCTCCCACAAGGTGCGCTTGCCGCCGTTCGGGATCGCGATGGATTCAGCGTCGTGAAGCTTCAGCGCGTGTCGTATCGCCATCTGGATCGCGCGTTCTGGGGCGGCGCGGCGGGTCATGTGGCGAACAGGTCCACCGCGTTGCGCTCGGCGGTGTCGAGGTTCTTGCACGCCTGCCGCCAATAGCTCTCCTTCAATTCGGCGCCGATGAACTTGCGGCCAAGGCGCAACGCGCAATCGCCCTCGGAGCCGATGCCCATGAAAGGCGACAGCACGATATCGCCCTCGTTGCTCCACATGATCAGCGCGCGCTCGATCACGTCGAGCTGCAGCGGGCAAAGATGCCGCTCGTCCTGCGCATCGCGCGCCGCCGCCACGTTGAGCACGCGCGTCTGATTGACCGTCATCCAAACGGGCGACGCCCATTCCTGCCACTGCGACAGTGGGAAATCCTCGGGCGTATGCCGGATCGGCTCGGCGTTCTCGCCAGGCTTGCGGAAGACCAGCAGATAGTCAGGCAAGCCGGTGCGGTTGCGCGCGCTGTCTTCCTTGATGTTCTTGTAAAGCAGCCCGTGCGCCTTGGTGCGGGTCATCTCAACTACCGGGCATTTCCAGATCGTGGTTCGGCTATGCAGCACCCAGCCGGCATCCTCATGGATGCGGATGATATCGCCCGAAAAATCCTTGATGCCGATCGCCCCGTCCCGCCACTTGGTCATGGGCAAGTCGGAGCAATGCACCGCGCTCAGCCTGCCCGGCTTCGTCACGCGGAACTTCTCCCGCACAAGAAACCGATAGTGCATCTCGAACTCGCCGTCCGTCGCGCTGTTGCCCATGTCGGCGGCGCTGTCGGAATAGACAAACAGATTGCCGAAGGGCGGCGAATAGACGCTGAAGCCGATGCTCGCGTCTGGAAGCTGCGAGCAAATATGGACCGTATCGCCATGATACGCGGCCCAATCGCGCCCATGCGCATCGTTCAAGCAGACAACCATGATGGCATCCTCCCCTGGTGCGTCGGCTGATAGGTCACGCGGCGGATAGCCTCCTGGCTCGATGCGCGCTTCATCGCCGCGCGCATTGCCCGCTTCATCGCGTCGTGATCCTCGCTCTTGCGTGCGATCACCCGGCCAATCTGATCCTCGCCCTCGGCCACGATCAGATGACAATCAACCGGCCGCTTTTGCCCGAACCGCCAGCACCGCCGAACCGCCTGATACCAAGCCTCATAGGAGAAGCTGCGGCCGACGAAGATCATCACGGCGCAGTGCTGCCAATTCATGCCGAAGCCGGCCACAGATGGCTTCGTGATCAGCACGCGGGCACGGCCATCAGCGAAGGCCGCAAGAGTGTCTTCCTTCCGCTCTGCCGTGTGCGATCCCCGCACCTCGGCTGCGCCTGGCACCGCAGCCAACAGAGCATCAGCCTCGTAGTCGGTATCGCACCAGATGACGCAAGGCTCGCCGGGCGGAACCAGCGACGCAGCAGCCTCCGCGCGCGCATCGGCCGTCTGGCGCTTCACGTCATGCAAAGTCGTGGCGCTAAGCTCGGTCGCGAATAGCGCGCCGACCGGCGCCCGCACATCGCCGGCCGCCCGGTGACGATGCACGCGCAGCGGCGGCAGAATGTAGGCGCTGGCGTCGTGTCCCAGATCCGCCGGTGTCTCGGCCATCCGCGCCCATGACGCGACCCAATCCCAGAAGGCATCCTGCGCGTGCCGCTTGAGCCTCCATTGCTTGCTCGCCGTGCTGGTGTCGTTGATGAACCAGCGCGACAACATCTCCGTCCCGCTCATCAGCCCGAGAAATTCGGCGTGATTGCCAAGCTCCATGTGATCGTTCGGCGCCGGCGTGGCGGTCGCCGCCATGCGGAACCGATGCGAGCCGAAAGCACGGATGAGCGCGAGCGTTGTCTTGCCGGTAAAGCTCTTGAGGATGCTGCTCTCATCCAGCGCGACCGCCCCGAAGGCGTCAGGGTCAAGCCGATCGAGCCTATCGTAATTGCAGATGTTGATGCCGTCGCGCGCCTCTGCCTGGTCGCGGATGACATGGGCGGCGTAACCGAAAGCCTGCCCCTCGCGCGCGATCTGTCCCGCCACGGCAAGCGGCGCCAGGATCAGCGCGCGGCCATTGGTCGCGGCGGCGGCGTGCTTGGCCCACTCAAGCTCGCACAGCGTCTTGCCGAGGCCAGTATCGAAGAACAGGCCCCATCGTCCTTGCCGCAGGCCGAAGCTCACTGCGTCCCGCTGATGCGGAAACAGCGCATGATGCAGGATCGGCACATCAGCCAAGCCGCTGGCGATGGCGCGCGGCTGCTTGCCGGCGAGGAAAGAGGCGTATCGAGCATCCATCACGGCCGCACCTCGCACGACAGCACCACCAGCACTTGCCCGTGCCGCAGGCCGCGGCGCATCCATGCTTCGCCGATGGCGCAGGACTGCGCATAGACAACGCCATCGTCGCATGCCTCGTAGCTGACGGGGCCGCTCGCCGCGCAGATGAAGAAGTAGAGCGCCGCGATCATGCCGCCGCCGCCATCGGCTCACGCCACGCCGCCGCGTCGTGCGCAGCGCAATAGAGGCGCTTGGCGACCGGCGCGCAGCAGTAGCGATGCGTCGCGGGCTCGCTGTCGCGCCATAGCGGCCAGTGGCAGCCGCGCGGCCCGGGAAGCTCGGCAGCGGCAAGCCGGCCCAGCAAACCATCCTGCGCCACCACCACGCGCGGCCTCGGTTGCGGCGTCACCAGCAACGGCAGATGCACCGGCGGCGGTTCGAAACCCTTGCCGGCCGGCGCGACGGGGCGCGGGCGCGGCTTGGGCTTCTGCGGCGGCTTGGGCTTGCCGTACCCGGCGGCGCGGGCCTCACGCGCCGCTTCGGCCTTGGCCCGGCGTCGCTCGGCCACAAGCTCGGCAGCGGCCTTGATCGGGCTGACGCGCGACGCAAAGCCCTTGCGGAAGGCGATGCCGGAAATGACGTTCTTCGAGACGCCGAGTTGCCTGCCGA